TTAATATTCTCTGTTCTTTCCATAAACTCGTTGAAGTTTATACCCATGTCCTCTAACATCTTACGTTCGCCTAACATCTGTTCTCTTAATAAATTTGAATTGTGTCTAATATCATTGGCTATATCCAAAGCATGTAACTTAACATCATTTAGGAATCCTTCAACATTTTTCACTATAAGGTCTAACCTTTTCTCATGATCAGTTTCCTCATCATATTCCGGATGTTTAAGATAATTTTCAAATGTCTTATAACCCAAGTTCTTCAATCGTTTTAAAGTTCCCACAGGTCCGGCCAAAATAAAGGGTTGATTATAATATATTGGTTTCCATATCTTCTCACACAGCATCATAGGATAACTGTCATCTTCATATTCATAACAAGATATCAATGAGAGCACTATGTCATCATATAATGTATGTCCCACCCATCGACTGTTGATAGTCACCGCGACGTCATCACATATCGTGCCGTCGGGGTTGCTCTCATATTTAGATAGGAAATCTGTCAGTTCAGAATCTGACAGCTCAGGCACATATTTCTGAAGCATGTCATTGGCAATATTATCTGATCTAAAGAGGCTCCATTTGGCTCTTTCCAACAGACCGGCCTCACTCAATTTCCATAACAATCGAATTCGTTGTGTCTTGTATGGCTTTCCTGTTAAGAACAAAAATTTGGAACTATCGCTATTCCAATCATGAATAGTATTTTTATTCTGTTTAGCATGATAATCAACAGATAATGCCCACCAATGGATATGGTGAGCACTAATGTTCTCATGGTTAAGATATGTTTTTTCTAATATTAATTTAAATCTTCCTTGGTAATATTCTTCTACCAATCTTAGCGGATCATTCCACCAGAAAGGCCGAGCTTCCGTTTCTCTAACCACTGTTCCAACTACATTCTCTCCATCTGGGACTTCACCAATTAGATCAATGATTCGTTGTGCTGTTATTTCTTTTGGATCTATGTATCCATTATGACTATCTAACAATATTGATTCAAGAGGTATGATCATTTTAGTTTTGTGATTCCTAAGTGTTTGATAGTTGATTGTAACATAGTAATCTGACGTTTGCAATCATCTAAAGCATGATGGCTTGCTGATTTTACTTCAGGTATGTCTGGCCAAAGTGCGTATACTGTTCTTGCATCACGCACTGCCCAAAACTTCCAAGGCAATGCCACGCCTAGTTCTTTATAGGCATGTTCTAATATGTTCATGTCAAACGTGGGACCATTTGCCCATATACGATTGCTTTGCCATATAAGTTTACCTAGTTCATCTAAACACTCGTGTAGATCTCTGCGGCCTACTTCTTCAAATACTTCTCGCTGTGCTTCTGGAACTTGATGAGCCCACCATTCAATGGTGTTGTCATCTGTCTTACGATTTGGTTGGCTTTCGGGTGTTACTCTAGCATAGAAATGGCGATCAGGCCAGCCCGTGGATAGTGGGTCAAAGACCTGAGCCGCTATAGTCATAATCATAGCGTCTGGGCCTGTTGCTAGTGTTTCTATGTCGATCATTAAATCCATACTCGTATTATACTACCGTTGGATTATTATGTCAACCTTATTTGAATTTTTTGGCTTTACGTTGAGGACGTGTTGGACGTGTTGGTCTTGTTGGACGTTTTTGTGTTACTGATTTACGTTTGAGTGCGTGTTTCTGTAAGTCTCTACGATGAAACTTATTTAGAGCCTGCATAATCTTACTTGCTACATTTAACTTTTTAGTCTTTTTAGCCTTACGTGCTTGTCTTATTTTAGTTCTAGCACGAGTCTTTTTCATTTGAGCTCGTTTTTTAACATCAATAGCACCGCCACAGTCTGCAGGTTTTGCTACAATACGACCAGCTCTTGGGCCTGCATCACAACGCCATTTTTGTTTTACAGATGCTTTTCCGCCTGCACCACCCTTGGTAGTACGAGCATAGACAACACCCTCTGTGATGATTTCTGATATTTTCATTAACCAATTACCCAAGTTAATGGTTGTGAGTGGTCTGTGTATGTTGCTAAGTCGTCAATTAGTTTGTCCATCTCAGCCTGTGCTTCTGCTTTCATTGAAGAGCCATTAAGTGCTGTACCACCTTGAGGACCTGCAATTGAAGCAAACTTCTCTCTGGCTTCACCGATAATCATTTTACTTGCGGCAAAAGTATAATCTCTCAACCACTGCTTCATAGCATTGTCTTGTAGTAAAATAATTTCTGGTTTTAGGTTATAAGTCCAAAGTAGTATTTGTTCACCTGATGATTTAGGATCACGCACTAAACTTAATACTTTAGTCACAGGATTGAATGTGTAGTTCATAAAACCACCAAACATTCTTGCGGCCATTTCTACATACTGTGTGTACATGTCATAGGTTGCTAGACCGCCACCATATGAATAGTTTAACAGATAAACGTTTAATGTAGCAGATGAAAACGGATCAAAACTTGACGAGTAAGGACCTGTAGCATCACCCATAGTACGTCTAAATACCTGTCTTACTGAACTAACTTCCTGCGGAAGTGTGTAAGTGTTTTGATTTTCTTGCATTTCAATAACAGCATAACTTTCCTCATAAGCATTTTGAGCTCTTTGTCTGTAGGTAGTTAGTGCTTTATCGTATGCTACTTCGTAATGATCAGGATCTAGTTCAACGTCAACAATACCGCCACCTAGGCGTTTTTCAACGTAGTTGAATAGTTCGTCTTTTAATGTAGTTAAGTCTGCCATTTATAGTTCTCCGTTAATAGTATTTATCAACTCGGCAGACTATCTATTAAGTTGCTTTAATGATGATTAAGTTTTCGTTGAAGCGACCGTTAACTGCTGTACCAGTAGTTTTTAAGCCATCAAACAGTTTACGACTATCTGGCTTGCCTGCCATGCGTAACTGTTTTAAGAACTCTTCTGGCTTACGTAGAGTTTTTTGACTTGACTTGTTAGTGTCAAACCCTAAGATACTTGTGCCTTTAACAGCAAACACTTTGGCATAGTCGTCAGCAACATAGTATTGTAGTTTTCTATTCTTAACATTATAAACCCAAAGCTCACTTGCTTTAAGAATTTTAACTGGTTCAACTGTTTCTAA